CCTATGACGAACAGCTACGTTACTTACTTGACGGACTTGTACGAGGCGGTCTTTGCAGACCTCCGAGTACGTTATCCGTATCTCCAGAAGGACTTTGAGCGAGATCTTTCTCGTTTAACGTCCTACGTTGAAGACCGAGGTCTGTCATTCTTGATGATTGACCTCGTTGACTTCGGCAAGCACTTTGATCTGTGCTTGTCGGAGCAGCGCCTTACCCACTCACGGAAGCCCGGTTTTAGGGCGTTCAAGAGAGGGACACCAATTCCTCGTTTATTCAAGGGATTGATGTTGCTGGTCTTTGATGTTTCTGGCGAGCTTCGCACTGATTGTGACGAACACGCTATCCATTCTCTTCGCCAACTCTTTTACTTGGCGAAGAAATTTCGGATGGAGTGCTCGGATGCCCGAAGAGACAAATGTCTCCAGGACTTCCTCACAGTCGAAACTGGACTCCGTCAGGGATCCCTTAACTGGGAACTTGACAATCCTGACTGGCGATACTTGGATGATGTCCATATTGGGCAAAATCCGGTTGCTCGTCGGGATTCTCATCCTGATCTTTTCGAAAGAAAAGGGCAAGTGAGTGAGTCTTCTCCAGAATGTAGTGCTTTGCTGGACACGGTGCAAACCGTGGCAGACATAGTATCGGCAACCCTCGGCGTCTTTTCTGCTGAGGACTGGAGAGTGAAGCACGGACCTGGTGCAGTTGCAGATCTGGTTGGGAGCGATAACAAATATTCGTTCCCGAACTGGCCTGCGAAACTCGAACGTGTATTCCCGTACGCAACTTTCGCTTTCGCGAACGAAGCGGCATGGGCAAGGCACGTTGCTGACGACGGAGATCTCGATCATTTCGATTTTGATCGGGAGCGTCCCTCGAAGCTCATTTTCGTACCAAAGACGCTCAAAGCTCCACGGTTAATAGCCGCGGAGCCTGTAGCGCATCAATGGTGCCAACAGGCTTTGAAGGATTATTTCGTCGCGCGAAGCTCGGACACCTTCATCTCATCGATGGTCGATTTTAAAGACCAGCGGTGGAATCAGGAGATGGCTTCTCGAGGGTCCCTAGATCAGTCGCTTGCGACCATAGATTTGTCGGAGGCTTCCGATCGAGTGTCGACTTGGCTCGTTGAGCGTATCTTCCGGAGGAATAGAACTCTGGTAGACGCACTGCAAGCTAGCCGTACGCGTCGGTATAAGTATACCGATCTACATGGAGATACCCAGGTGAGAGACCTGAATAAATTTTCATGTATGGGATCAGCCTGCACCTTCCCTGTACAGACCTTGGTTTTCATGTGTGTGGCAGCCGGTGTGGTTCTTCATGAATCACGCCTTAAGCCCACTATTGGGAACCTTCGGTCCTTAAAGGGATGGGTCAGGGTGTTCGGAGACGATATTATCGTCCCGACCGCCCACGCGGATAGAGTGGTGGAGATTTTAACCCTTTTGGGGTTAAAGATCAATGCCGCGAAAACTTTCGTAAGTGGAAACTTCCGAGAGTCCTGCGGACTTGATGTATTTAAAGGAGTAGAAGTTACTCCTACCTACATCATGACCTCTCCATCACGGTCCAAACCCGAGTCTGTGAAGAGCGTGGTCGAGTCACATAACAACTTCCTCTCACGAGGATGGTTGCACGTGGCCGATTATCTCAACACGACAGTTCAGTCGCTGCTGGGTAACCAGATAGCTTCTGTAGCCATGGACTCGGATTCCTTCGGTCTTAAAACCATTGGGTATCCGGACAACTCGCGTCTAAAGACACGGGTGAACCGGAACTTACAACGGCTTGAACGGCGCTGTCTAGATGTAAGTACATCTGTCAAGCGTCGCCGGGAG